CGCCGCCTTCAGGAGATTAAACGGCAGTTCTCCGGGTTTGCAGTCTTTCGTCAGACAAAACGGCGCGGTGCCCTGTCCGCCGTGAATCACGGCGAAGCCGTATTCCAGATCCTGGATGCGTTGCTGAATCGATCGGAGACCGCCACCCGAAGTAATCGCGTGATAGACTTCCATGCCGATGTCCGGATCAGTGAGCGCGTTCTCAATCAGAGAATATACATTGCGAAGTTTTGCTGCTTGCTGAACCGTCGGAGGTTTCTCAACGAGGTTCGGATTTTTCCGGTAGGCCTCGATGTAGGCGCGAGCCGGGTCTTTCGCGGTGAAGCGCCCGCGCCGTCCACCACTTCCTGACGCCCACTGCCCTTGCTCATCGCGGGGGTGCTTTGACTCGTCGTATTCCGCGGCCCGGTGCGTGCTACTCGCACGATGCGTCACCCCGATGATCGCGGAGATGACTTCCTCGTTATCCGCCTCGATGGCGGCGGTCAACACCGTCAGCAATTCGTCGTCAGATGCCTCCGCAGCGCGACGCTGGAAGGGCAGCACCTTGCTGTCCTTCTCGCCGTCCTTTGCTGGAGGCGCCGCCGCAGCCATCGCTTCCTGTTGCCGTGCGACGGCCTCGGCCTTCCGATCGTCGATCTCCTGCCACTGCTCGTCGGTCTTCGGCGGCAGACCGTACCACTTGTCGCGAATCTCCGGATCGGTGAAGACCGGATCCTCGCCGACCTTGGTCTGACTCCACTTCATTGCGCCGTCGGCCTTCTCGGTCTCGCTCTGGACCTCGACCTTCGGCCACTTCACCTGATACTCCAGCAGGCCCTTCTTTGGCTCAGGCAGGTAGCCGTAGGTCACCAAGCGATCCACCAGCTGCCGCACGACCGGGGCACAGTGCTGCGCCTGACGACCGTTGATCTGATCGCGGAAGTTCTCGCGATCCTGCGTGCTGGCCAGCTCGCCCATCTCGGAGCCGGTGAGAATGCGCTTCGGCACGCGCTTGGCGCCGGCGATCTGCGTGATGATCGCGTCGGCGGGATTGGCAAAGTTCGCGACGTCTGAGCCGAGGGTTTCGACCTTCACGCCCCGCGTGCGGATCCAGCGGTCGAGTTGGTGCTTGTAGGCGTCGGCCTGCTCCTTCAACGCGGCGACCGTGTTCTGCACGTCGGGCAGCGACATGTCCTTGTCGACGTCCAGGTGCAGGCCCTGATTCGCACGCAACCAAAACGCCTCCGACCCGCCGCCGGTCACCTTGCGCAGGTCGGCGAGGAGGTTCCAGACACGTTCCAAGGCGGGTTGCCCAAAGACGTCATCTTCAAGGGCGTTATCGGCCGGCACGTGGATGATGCGCGACCAGTGGACCTTCGGCAGCGGCGACTCGCCCGCCACGAACCGGCGTTGGAAGAAGTTGATCTGATACGTCAGCGGGTCGCCGAACCGGGCGCTCTTCGGATTCTCGTCGTACTCAAAGATGGTGGCCCGGGCGCCGATGCCCAAGCTCTGACGCTCGGCGTTATCGCCAGGCCCGCCGCCGCCAGAGTACGGTTTGAAGAACAAGAGCGCCGCGTCCCCCGTCGCGGACTTCGGCAGCTCCTCTTCCAGCTGCCCAGGCGCCCCGATGAGGATGACCGAGTAGGTGGAGAGCCGCGAGAGCTTGTCCGCGCGCTGCAGCTTGGTCGGCACCTTGTGCTTGAGGCTGATCGTCTTCCATGCCTGCTCAAATTCGGTGTCGTTCTCAGGGTCTTCATCCTCGATGATCTCGAACGGCGTCTCGCCGCGCCAACAGGCGTCGGGCATGACGTCGACGACCGATCCCGCGATGCCGCCGCGCGCGTACTCGTCGCGATACTGTCGATACGTAATCTGCGCGTCGTAACCAAGGATTTCGTATTCTCGGCGGCTACCATTGAACGTCTGCCCGTGCTGTGTGGCCCAGCGCAGGCGGTCAAGCAGGATGCTGGTCTCCATCGCGCGGATCTGACCCATCGTCTCCTGGAGCGCGCGCAGCTCAGGGTTCTCGGCGTTCTCAGCACCGCTGCCGTTGGTCCCACCGTTCGTATGTGCGGCCTCTTCAGCCATCAATGCCAATACTCTGGCTCGCCGGGCGTGGTACGCAGCTCCACGAGGGTCGGCACGTCAAGTTCTCGGAATGCCCGTCTACTCGAATACACGCGGCCCTCGACGATCATGATGAGGCGCGGTTGCCCATTGAGATACACCACGGGTGGCCACCGCGAAAAGTCGAACTCGTCGTGTATAGTCATGAGCAAGGAGCTAGACAATCGGAGGTTCATCCGGCGTCTTGGCCGCAACTTCCTTGGCCTTGTCCGCGACGGCTTGCACTCCGGCACGAATCGCCGCGAGATCCGTGCGCAGCGTCTCGGCGTCCGCCTCGCTGATGCCTCCAGTGGGAGGAACCGAGAGTCGGTCGATGTCGGCCGCGATGTTCTCCAGCGCCGGGCCGATCTCGCCGACGTCCGTCCGCAAACCGTCCAGCTCTTCGCGAATTTCATCAATCTTGGCCATGATGCTCCTTTGCTGCAACTTCAGCCCGGCAATTTCAGTCCGTAGAGAAACAATTCCCGCTTCGATGCGATTAATCTGCGCGAGTGCGATCATTCCAACTGTCCGTTGACCATGCGTAGCGGCGCGACCAGCCGGAACCAGCGCTCCAATTCGTCGATCTCCCGTTGACGAAGGTCGGTCATTGAAATCCTCGCTTACTTACATCGGACGATGAAACTGGATTCTCACCGCTTGCCGCCGCAACGCTACGGCGGTCCTTAGACATTGTGCTGAGCGCGTTGGTGTTCAGCACGTCATCCATCGTCCGAATCACCACGTCGCCTCACTCGTCATCCCCGCCGACTTGTAGTCGAACCCATGCCGCAGGCGCTCCACCGCATAGCGCACCGCGTCGATGACGTGATTTTTCTTGTCTTCGAGTATCGGGGACACTTCATCAGTCAGCGGATCGCGCTTGTAGCTATACAGGGTGAACTCGTCAATCGCGTGCACGCAGCGCGGGTGGATGACGACGTCGTAGCCTTGAAGAAAGATGATGCCTTCTTTGACGGAGTCTTTGCCTTTGTGCGCCGCTTCGAGACGCGGAAAGCCATGTCGAGTAAGGTACGAAATGGTTTCCGGTCGCGCGCTGTCTGCGATAACAGGCCATGCACGAGCGCCGGGCACTGTATCGAACAACGCGGGTAGATGATCAATTTCGCATCCGATTCGATAGGCCTCGTAATCAATAAACAGCTTGCGCCCCTGCACGAAGCAACGAATCAACACAGACGGGTCAATCGAGAAGCCCCAGTCGGCGCCGAGGTAGAACATGGTGTCGTCCGGCGTCTCGAACTCGTCGACCGTCCAGTTCTTGAAGACGCGCGACTCCGACCGCCGTTCGTATTCACCGAGCCAGATGTGCGCGTACTTCTCGGGGTCTCGTGCCTTGTCCCACTCAATCTCTTTCCGTAGTTCGGGGAGCAACCACGGGTTATCCCGATAGGACGTGCGGACCAGCACGGTATCGGGCGGCGGCTTCCACGGCGATTCGCCCGCTTTGCGCACCTTGTTGCCCCGAAAGAAGTCGTCCACGGGATCCGAAGGGTCACGGGGATTCCAGGACGCCCAAATTTCGGAGCCCTTCGTACGGAACATTGTCGGGCGCAGCAAGTTCAGCGAGTGCTGACTGAGGTTTTGCGCTTCCTCAATCCACGCCACGTCGAAGCCTTCTAACGACTTGATACTTTCCGCTGTGTAGGTCTGCATGCCTTGAAAGATGATCAACCCGTTATGCGGCGCGACGATCTGCGACTGCTTGACGTCGAAGAGGTGCCCGATGCCCAACCGCCGAATCACGTCTTCCAACAACCGCTTGACCGATTGTTCGAGTGATCGCTGCACTTCCCGAACGCAGACCGCCCGCGTGGGCTGCAGGATGCACCGTTCAATCAGGTGCTGCGCGAAAAACCAAGACTTCGTGCCCGCGCGTCCACCGTACGCACCCTTGTAGCGCGCCGGGGCAAGGAGCGGCTCCAACACCTCGGGGATTTGGATGTCGAGAGAGAGAGCGCCGTCAATGTGTCCTCGTCGGGGTGGTCTCCTCATCCTCATCGAGCGCTGGGCGCACCATCACGCGCCGAATTTCGACGATCATCGGTTCGCTGGCATCTCCGGCCATCAGGGGATTCGCCGATTTCGGCACGGCCAGTTCGTAGAGCCAGCGTTCGATCGCTGCCGGCAGCTCGCCGAGTTGCACGCGCTGGATGACCGAGAGGCGATATTCACGCGAGGTCAGCACGCGTTCCGCGAACTCCTGCAGCGTGAGGGTGCCTTCGATGAGTGCGTCGAGCGGATCAGGGTGATCCGGCGCCGGCTGGCCAGGCGCCGGGTCGGTCAACCGGAGAAAATCGGCCAAAGACGGGCTGGATTTGGAGTCCGGCATCGAAGCGCAGACACAATGGGGCACCGCATACGTGAAGTCAAGGTCAGAAGCAAGCGAGAAAAGGGATTATTTTAGGACAGTAACCGAAGTTTCGGAGGTCGGTTACACGTGCGCGGACTTCGATTACACGAGGTTCTCATAGGAGAAAACCGTGGTCTTCTTGTACTTGTAATTGTTGTAATAGTAGTAATAGTTCTCTAACACTCAAATAAGAAAAACAGCATAGTGATATTTAGCGAGCACTCCAGGGGGGCCGTGTTACGGTCGATTACGTTTACACGGAAAATTACTAAAGAATTTCACGATCACGAAGATTCCTTAGGAATTTTATGTGTCCTAAAATAGCACACTCACAAATTGTAATCGACGTAATTGGTGTAATGTCGCTTACCTCAGAAAGGAGTATCGTCCTCCGGCTCATCAACACCGGAATCCTCAGACAGCCGCAGCTTGTGCTCATCCTCGGTCACGTAGCCCGCCTGCACGGTGTCTTCCGCGCGAACCGTCGTGCGTTTGAACCCGAGTCGTTGCATAATTTCACTGATTCGCATGGC